TCCGTCTGATAAAGTTAACATTGAATTATCAAGATTATAATGGCTCAAGTTAGAAAACCAATACCAAAAACCCAAAAGCAGCTTTCAAAAGAGCAGCATATACCTACTTATCCTCAAGCAGGTAACCCTAATGATTTTAACCCAACTCCTTCTAACAATAGAGCTTTAAACACAACTTTTAAAGGTGATACAACTAAACCTTTTAGTGTTGGTATTCAAGATATTGATGAAGCTATATTTTATTATTTTCAAAATGTAATTCAACCTTCTGTTATACAAAACGGTGCTCGTTTATCTGTTCCTGTTATTTATGGTTCTCCTGAAAAATGGAAATCATATCAAAAGGATGGTTATTATAGAGATCAAAAAGGTAAAATTATGGCTCCTTTGATTATGTTTAAAAGAACAGACATAACTAAAAACAGAGCTATTGCTAATAAATTAGATGCTAATTATCCTAACAACTTTGGAGTATTCACCAAAAACTATAGTCCACAAAATGCGTATGATAATTTTAAAGTATTAAATAATCGTGTTCCTCAAAAAGAATACTATGCTGTAGTGATGCCTGATTATTTAACTGTTACTTATGAGGTAGCTGTGTTTACTTATTATGTAGAACAATTAAATAAAATAGTTGAATCTATGGAATACGCTTCAGATGCTTATTGGGGTGATCCTCAGCGTTATCAATTTAAAGCAATGATTGATTCGTTTGGCTTCCAAACCGAATTATCTCAAGACGATGAACGTATAGTAAGAAGCACATTTAGTATAAAAATTAACGGATATATAATACCAGAAATATTACAAAAAGATATAACAGCCTTACAAAAATTCTCAAACAAAACACAGATATTTATCTCTACCGAAACAACTATTCCTCCCTCAAACCTACCAAGTACTAACTAAAGTTAAAAATTAACTCTAGAGTTTTAATATTTATACGTAAACACAGGAATGGCCGAAAACAGATATAGAGGTAATAATCGTTTAGACAACCCAAACCAAGGTAGAGGTTTTTTTGATCAATCGTTAGCTTTTAATAAGTTTAATTTACCTATTGTTACTCAAGGTTGGGAAGGTTATGTTTTAACTATTAATGATGATGGTGTTGTTTCTTTAATTCCAGCAGGTAGTGGGTCTAGTGGTTCAGCGGGCACATCAGGTACATCAGGTTCTAGCGGTACTTCAGGTACTTCTGGAAATGGCTCTAGTGGAACTAGTGGTTCATCAGGCACTTCAGGTTCTTCAGGAACTAGTGGTAGTTCAGGTACAAATGGTACTAGTGGTTCATCAGGTACTAGTGGCTCAAGTGGTACTTCAGGTATAAGTGGTGTTAATGGTACTAGTGGTTCTTCAGGCACTAGTGGTAGTTCAGGTACTTCAGGTACCTCAGGTATATCAGGTGTAAATGGTACATCTGGTTCAAGTGGTTCATCAGGTTCATCTGGTACTTCAGGTTCTAGTGGAACTTCAGGCATAAATGGTACATCAGGTTCTTCAGGAACAAGTGGTTCAAGTGGTTCAAGTGGAACAAGTGGTTCTAGTGGTACAGACGGTAGTTCAGGTTCATCAGGCACTTCAGGTTCTTCAGGTACTTCTGGCTCTAGTGGTACTAGTGGCTCAAGTGGAACAAGTGGTTCAAGTGGTACTTCAGGTTCCTCAGGAACAAGTGGTAGTAGTGGTACCTCAGGTATTTCAGGTGTTAACGGAACAAGTGGTTCTAGTGGTACCTCAGGAAGTAGTGGAACTTCAGGTTCTAGTGGTTCTAGTGGTTCTTCAGGATCAAGTGGAACAAGTGGCTCATCTGGTACAAGTGGCTCTAGTGGTACCAGTGGTTCAGATGGATCAAGTGGCACCTCAGGAAGTTCAGGCTCATCAGGAACTAGTGGTTCAAGTGGAACTTCAGGCTCAAGTGGAACATCTGGATCAGATGGTTCTTCAGGAACAAGTGGTAGCTCAGGAACTTCTGGTTCAAGTGGAACCAGTGGTTCAAGTGGTACTTCAGGTATAAGCGGTGTTAATGGAACAAGCGGTTCATCAGGAACAAGCGGTTCTTCAGGCACATCAGGTTCAAGCGGAACAAGTGGTTCATCTGGTTCTTCAGGAACTAGTGGTTCCAGTGGTACAAGTGGCTCCTCAGGAACTAGTGGAAGTTCAGGTTCTAGTGGTACCTCAGGTTCCAGTGGCTCTAGTGGCACATCAGGCAGTTCAGGTACTTCAGGATCAGATGGTTCTTCAGGCACATCCGGTTCTAGTGGTACTAGTGGTAGTTCAGGCTCTTCAGGTACAAGTGGTTCAAGCGGTACTTCAGGTATAAGTGGAGTAAATGGTACTTCAGGCTCAAGTGGAACAAGTGGTTCTAGTGGAACAAGTGGTTCAAGTGGTACTTCAGGTTCTTCAGGCTCAAGCGGAACTAGTGGCTCTTCAGGTACCTCTGGATCTTCAGGTTCTAGTGGAACAAGTGGTTCCTCAGGAACAAGTGGTTCTAGTGGCTCTTCAGGAACAAGTGGTTCCTCAGGAACAAGCGGTTCTGATGGTTCATCAGGTACAAGTGGTTCAAGCGGTACTTCAGGTTCTAGTGGAACAAGTGGTTCCTCAGGCACCTCAGGTTCATCTGGCACATCAGGCATAAGTGGAATAAATGGTACTTCAGGTTCCTCAGGAACAAGCGGAAGTTCAGGAACTTCAGGCAGTAGTGGAACTAGTGGTTCATCAGGATCCAGCGGAACTAGCGGTTCTTCAGGCACATCAGGATCTTCAGGTTCAAGCGGAACTAGTGGTTCATCAGGCACTTCAGGTTCTTCAGGAACTAGTGGTAGTAGTGGAACTAGTGGAAGCTCAGGTTCATCAGGAACCTCAGGTTCATCAGGTAGTTCAGGAACATCTGGTTCATCAGGCAGCTCAGGTTCATCAGGAACATCTGGTTCGTCTGGCTCATCAGGAACATCAGGTTCTTCAGGTACTTCAGGTTCTAGTGGAAGTTCAGGAAGCAGTGGTACTTCAGGTTCATCAGGTTCAAGTGGATCAAGTGGAACTAGCGGTAGTTCTGGAACTAGTGGTTCATCAGGATCTTCAGGTACCTCAGGCAGTTCAGGTTCAAGTGGTACTAGTGGTATAAGCGGTGTAAATGGAACTTCAGGTTCTTCAGGTTCATCTGGATCAAGTGGTTCATCCGGTACAACCGGATCTTCAGGTTCTAGTGGAACCTCAGGTAGTTCGGGTTCTAGTGGTTTAAGTGGTACTTCAGGTTCAAGCGGTTCATCTGGTACTTCTGGTTCATCAGGAACTTCAGGTTCCTCAGGATCAAGTGGTTCATCAGGTTCTTCAGGTAGTAGTGGGACTAGTGGAAGCTCAGGTTCAAGTGGTTCATCCGGAACTTCTGGCTCTTCAGGCTCATCAGGTACAAGTGGTTCAAGCGGTACTTCAGGTACTTCAGTAGCAGTATCAGGTACTCCAGAATTTATTGTTAAATTTACTTCTTCAACTACAATTGGTGATAGTTTAACTTGTCAACAAGCCAATGGTGACTTACTTGTAAACAGTAATGTTAGTGTTGGTATGGGTGGAGGTAGTGTTAATTCCAATACAAGAGTCGGTGGTAGTGCTTTAGCTTCTAATACAACAGGTTGTTTTAATACAGCGGTAGGAGTCCAAACTTTACAAAATAACACAGTTGGACTTCAAAATTCTGCCCTTGGTACATGGGCATTAAGATACAATACAACTGGTATTTATAATACCGGACTAGGTACTATCGCGCTTAGGTCAAATACTGGAGGAAATAACAATGTAGCAGTAGGTAGAGCTTCATTATACACTAATACAGTAGGTAGTAACAATACAGCCTTAGGAGCCCAATCCCTATTGAACAACACAGCATCAAACAACACCGCAGTAGGTTTCTGTGCATTAAGAAGTAATACAACAGGAACAGGAAATGTGGCTGTTGGTAGGTCTACTTTAGCATCTAATACATCAGGTTACTGTAATACAGCTATAGGAAGATACGCTTTATTTGCTAACACTACAGGCTTTAGAAACAATGCATTTGGTTCAAGAGCACTTTATACTAATACTACCGGTATTAGAAACGTTGCAATGGGTGATAGAGCGTTAGCAGCTAATACAACTGGAAATAGTAATACTGCATTTGGTACTTATACGCTTTATAGCAATACAACAGGTGGATTTAATGTTGCAATAGGAAGTCAAGCATTATTTACTAATATAGTAGGCACAAGCAATACAGCAGTCGGAGCTGATGCCTTACTTAACAACACAGCCTCAAACAACACAGC